GGTACCCATCGGCAACAAACGTGTACCTATCGTCAAGGTCAACAAACGGGAAAAATGGCATATCCACAGCCAATATCGCCGTAGGCTCCGCCAAGTCCGACAAACAGTTATCCGCAAGCGTCTGCGCTTCGGCCAACGTGTTGATATTCGACGTTGCCGCCTCACTAATCGGCATCGTACGCCGCCCGTATGATGTCACACTGGCGCTATTGATAGCCGTTGTGGTAGTGCGAACCGGTTGACCACTGCTATCAAGCGACGTGGGATCAGACCATGTAACCGGTATCACATTGCGAATGTCATCAATAGCCTTTGAAAGCGTCGAAAAGTCAAAGTAGTCGTCCGCATCAAACTGATAATCGACCGTACTCTTTGTGCGGTCAGGCGCATAAAACGTCAGCCTAAACGACGAAGTACCCGAATCCCACCGATAGCGAAGCTGCCATCCGATGTTATCGCTAACTTTCGTGATTTCATCAAGCAAAGACTGCTGCTCAGAGTTGTACTCTAACAGCATCCACCCCGGCGATGTTGGTGTATAAAGCGTCACAACACCCGCCCCAAGGGTATCGTCGATAATGTCTTGAATCACCGTCTCAGCAGCCGTACCCCCGCTGCTACCATACGTCGCCTCAGTCTCAATGATGCGATCCTGCAAGGTGGCAATCTGATCCCGCCCGCCCAAACGAATCGGATCAGCAGCCCAGTCTATCGTGTCGATCTGCCCACGAAATACCTCCACCCAATCACCCGAACTGGGCGCAATCCCCGCAGGCATTACAGCCGCGTCAATCACCAGGGCCCGCCGAAGCTCTAACAGCGTCCCGCCCCCAATGAGGTTAGCCCGCGCCCCCGTCCGCCCCGGTGCCAGGCTGTCGTTATATCGATCCCGCCGAATCTCAACGTCGGCACTCATCCCCTTGCTGTCAACATCTTCACCCCACGAAGCCGAAACCAACCAATCAAACCCCAATAACGCCGATAAGTCTTGCAAGGTTCCGCTGTAATCGGCAACCCTCACACGAATCCAACGCCCCACTTGTGGGCTTCTTAGGGCGGCTGCTTGGGCGGTGCTAATGGTGCGCATCACACCTCCTTAATCGTAAACGACAACTCACGCCCTGCCGCATCCCAAGCGCCTGCGGAATTGTCGTAAAACTGAACGTAGTGCCCGGAAACTTCGCTACCTTCAACCTCCAAAGAAGTATCTTCAACGAAATCACCTGCCACCGTCAACCGAGGCAGATCCGAAAACGCCGTAGTGGCCACGCCCAAAACGGCCGCCCATGCAGCAGGAATAACATAGGGCACACTTACGAAATCATCGAAATCCTGCGTACTCACGCTGCCTGAATCACCCAAAACCGCAGCCGTAGCCAGCATGTCAAGAAACGCGATGGCACTACCATAAACCACACCATCTTTGTACTTAGTCCCGTCGCTGCACCTGATATAGTGGTGCCACGCCCCGCTCTCATACCGCCAAACCGCCAGCGACCATGCAGATGTCAAGGGCACCTGTACCCCATAGGTCAACGTGCCGCCCGCAGTCAGCCTGATATACGCGCTGCCGAATTTGGGTGATGGCGTAGCCGTCCGACGGGTCAGCGTGCCCACCAAGGTCGTATAGCCGAGCCCCTTACTGCTATAGGCGTAATACGTCGCATCATCAAAGCCCCAATGGTGCCCTGTGCCACGTAACAGCCCCATCCAGGCGGTTGCCGTCGCAGACCCTATCGGCGGTGTCTTGAACGTCCAAGCGCGCTTATAGGCCCGTATAGACGACAATAACGCCCCACTAAACGCACGGTCACGCTCGCCCACTTCGTCTACAGCCTCATCCGCCGAGTCATTGAGCACCGAAAGCTCTAAGCCGTTTACTGTAAGGTAAGCCATTATGACCCCATCAAGAAGCGCGGTGCTTGTGGTATGGTTGTGCCTGTCTGCCTAAAGCGACGTTTGCTGGCCTCTTTCTGAATCTTATCAAAGAGGTCACCCGGATCGGCTGCTACTATCTTGGCGATATTGATAACCGTCTCACCTTGCCCCTTACGTTGAGACGAGGCATTAGACGCCGATTTACCCGCCGCAGCACTATCAACCGCCATTGCCTCAAACCGCGTCAAAGCCACCTTGTACCCCGATGGCACGTTAGACAGGGCTTCGGTAGCCGCCATCGCAGAATCAGCCATCATTGACGTTTGAACGCTTGCATTTGCCGTTGCGTATGCACTCTCGTACGTGGTGTTAGCCAACGTCTGCATAGCATCGGCGGTTCCTGCCGTATCAACCTTCATATCTTCAAGCGAAGCAATCGCGTTATCGACCTTGTTAGTGACCTTGCTGATAACTTCAAGAACGGTAATTATGATGTTTAGAATACCATTCCACACAGCCCCAATCGCGTAGGCAATGCCCAATACAACGAAAGCGACGCCTTTCATAACCGTAAATACTACCTGAAATGCAAACTCAAGTATCGGCCCAACAACGCCTATAATATTGGCAAATACCCCAAAGATAACGCCAAGACTTTGCAACGCTACCCCCACCATCTCAATAGCAGGCGCGGCCATTGACAGCACATCGCCGATAAACGTAAACAATGGCACCAACGCCGAGAATACCTGTCCAACGGCCTGCATTGCCGGGATCAGGATCATTGCCACGCCATTGAAAATCGGGTCAAGGCTGCCCAACATCCCAACAAGTACAGCATTGATACCGTCAACTAACCGCTGAAACCCCGGCGCTATTGTAAGAAGCTGCACAGTAACAGCAGCCAACGCGCCCTTGATGCCGTTAGCAGCGAAGCCTTCCATGGCAGCCTTGACAACATTCCCAGCGTCCCCACCTGCCGATAACACCGTATCAAGCAGCCCCATCCTGAACTCTTTGAGTGCCTTCAAAGCCTCCACATACATCTTGTCAAGTTCATCAATGGTTGCGGCCGTGGCCATTGCCGCCGCGTTCATATCGTCAAAACCCTTCTGATATGCCTGTGCTTGCATACCCGCAGAGATATTGAGTAACCCCTGCTCCGCCTCAACCGCAGCATCATGGATTTTCTGCAAATCCTCGGCTTCCTGTGCCGCTTTCTTAGCGTCAGACGCCGAAGCCTTGCCACCTGCGCCCGCTACCTCACCGCCAAGCATTGATGCAAGGGTTTTGCCGTAGTCCGTCAGCCCTGCCTTGGCGTCATCAATCCACCCGCTCAAATCGGGCAACTTCAGTTGCAACCCGCTCAAATCCGCAGTCATCCCGCGCGCTTGCGAGATACCCGCCTGCGCCTGCAATAGCCCACCAATCCCGGCCGCAGCCGCCCCCTCCATACCGGGTAGCTTGCCCATCGCCACAGCAATCCGAAGCAGCGTCAAAATCACACTATCGGCCATATCCAAGAAAGACTGCCGCAAATCTTCAATAAACCCGCTTGCCGCCACTACGGCACTGTGTATGCCGTCAACAATGGCGCTCTTGATGTTTCCAAAGGTGGTACCCGTAGAATCACCAATAACGCCCATACTTGTTAGCCATTCCGTAGCCGCGTCTGCAATGGCGGTGCCAATGCCCTGCACAATGGTTACACCCGCACCCATTACCGCCCAAAGTGCGCCTGCAACCTCTTGCATCCCGCCGAAGTCGTTGAGCCACAGTTCATACAAGGCAACAACTGCCCCAATCACGATACCGGTGATAATCGTGGCAATAGACAGCATTGATGCTGCAAAGGTGCCCACCACTATCCCAAGCCAAGCAAAGGTAGCAGCCAAAGCCGCCATCACAATCAGCAGCGGGCCGCCCGCTGCATCAAGGGCAAGTGCCCCCACGGCCGCCGAGAATAGCGATCCTGCGGTCGCCAAAGCCGATCCAGCCGCCGCTACCAAGGCGGCCGATAGAGCGCCCATTGTCGCGCCCAAAGTGCCCGCACTGGCCATCGCAGCCAACATTGACAAATTCATCAAGGCGGCATCAATAGCGGCCGCTGCTGCAAACACGTCAAAGCTCGCCATCGACGCCAACAAGGGCAAGAACGCACCTGCTAAACCGACCACGCCCGCACCAATAGCGCCGATAGTAGAGACTACTGCACCTGCGATGCCAAGAATGGTCGGTGCTAACGCAGCCGCCGCCGTTGCAGCTACACCAATAGCCACGGAAAACGCCATCATGCCTGAAATACCTGCACTAACAACTGTTTGCATCGGCTTAGAAAGCTGCCCAAATGCAATCGCCACATATCCAACGGCATCGGCAACCATTGCAAGCATGTCAAACAGCGGTTTGAGCCCCGATAGTAAGCCGGGCAATATCGCCGATATGGCAGGAATAGCCTTAGAAAGTGCGTCAACAAGGGGCTGTGCCATGTCTGACAGCGGGATCTTGATGCTGTCCGTCAGGGTACTCCATACGCCTGCAAGTGTCTTTGATTGCTTCTCCATCATGCCGCCATACTTCTTCTGTATGCCCTCCATGATGGCATTGAGCGCCGTAGCGGACGAGACGTTTCCCTTGGTTATCTGTGCTCTAACCTCTGCAACAGACACGCCCATCTTGTCTGCAAGCATCTGATAGGCACCAATACCTGCGTTTACAAATTGGTTGATTGCCCCAAGGGATGCCTTTCCGGCGCTATTGATTTTGCCAAACGCCTGAATCATGCGCGGTAGTTTCGCCTCCATGCCGTTGGGCATAGACGCTGCTGCATCACCTAAAGCCGTCAAGATGGGCAGGGTATCCTCTGCTGCAAACCCAGTAGCCATCAACTGTTGAGCGCCTTTCGTTAGGTTCTCTGTGTCGAATGGCGTTACGGCAGCCATCGCACGAATATCTGTCATCATCTTGTTTGCAGCTTCAGCGGAGCCTAACATAACCTCCATACTCATCGCCGCCTGTTGAAACGACGACGCAGCATCAACCCCTGCAAAGACGGCAGCCGATAGGGCCCCGGCCGATACAGCCCCGGCTACCTCGGCAGCACTTGCAAGCGCATCAAGCCCCGCAAGTGCCGTATCAATGCCGCTTGTCCAATCAGAGGCGTCAAGCAGAAGCTTGGCTATTAGTGCGCCTAAGTCCATTACCTACGCCTCCCTTTCTTTGCGTCTGATTCTGCCTTCTTCCTTGCTTTCTCGTGCTCATCAGCCTCCCAATCAAAGAAGGCGCGCCACACGTCAAGCTCGGAAGCAGGCAGGGCAAGCACCTCATGTAGATGCTTGCCCGTTTCCCGCGCGACTACGCAGGCAAGCTTTGTAACGCCGTCAAGCTCTCTTTTGGGCCGCTTTGCCCACCAAAGGATGCAACGGCCGCCTCACACAGCTTGCCAAGGGGGCTGCTTGCAGGGGCTGTGCGCAGCATCGCAGCATCGGCCGCGTCAAACAGGCGTTCGTAGCTTGCGCCGTTATGAAACTCAACCAGTTTCAACGCGCATAAGACCTGCATTTCTGCTGCGTTGACCTTGGTGGTTTTGCCGTCCGCACCCGTACTGATTGCGGCGTTGTAGATCTCGCCGCGTTCCTGCACGGTGGGCTCGCGAATTGATAGGGTTTGCCCCTCAAAGTCGTACTCGTTTCGCTTGAATTGCACCGTTGCCAAGGCAAGGGCGCGGAGGGTGCTACGGTCCATTGGGATGCTCCGTTTGGGTTAGGTGCTGAAAGAAGGTGAAACGTAATCGCCGTTTGCGGCACGGATAACCGTGCTTTTGAAGCTGCATTTCATGTTGACCAAGGCATCAATGGCAGTTGATTGGTCAGTCTCGAACAGCGTCACAAACGCACGCCATATATCGCCGGTTCCACCGGGGACAACCGATAAAACGACGCTGGTTGCGTTTGTGAACACGTCTGCAATGGTTCGACTACCTGATCCGCTGTCCATATCGTAGGTCAATAGCGCCAAAGACTCGATTTCTACGTCAAGTCCTTTGAGCCCTTGGGCCCGTTTGCGCCATTGTGATCCGAACACAGCCGTGTCAAGCTCATCGGCAGTAAGCGCCGTGCTGACGGATTTACCCTCTGCAAAGGTCAACCGTGGCAGATACTCACCGGTTACCGTGATGGGGCCGGTTTTGCTACCCGTGAATGTGACCTTGCCAAAGAGGTAATCGACCGTCAGCACATCGGCTGTGCAGTCGATACCGTTGTCATAGAAAGTCAAGGCTACAAGCGGATTTATCACCCGCTTGGCGCTATTGGTGATCTGATATGGGCCCGCACCTGTGCCGCCCATAGCCTCACCTGTCATAGCGGTGCTCGTACCGGTCATTTCCAGGGTTGTGTTATATGCGGCGTTAGGCATGGGGCCTCTTAGGGCAGGAAGGTGGGGGCTTCAAGAGTCAAGAAGCTCGCTTTGAAACTTGCAAGGCCATCAACGGCACTGCCGATTTCATAACTGAAGCACTGGCACTTGACCTTATAACCGTTCGTGCCGTCGAACAACACCTTGATGTAGAAAGTGCCCGGCGTAGTCCAGTTGGTGCGGGCCTGTCCCTGTGCGGTGTCCGAGGGCTCATAGTCGCCATCAAGGTCAATGGCAATGCTCTTGAGCCCTTGAATGCGGGTGCGCCATTGGGTGTCCGCAAAATCGGTCGTATCAAGCTCATCTGCCGATAAAGGCCCGGCAAAGTTTTTGATACCGTTGAGAATGTTGTAGCTGCTATCGTCAACCGAGGTACTGACGACTGTACTATAACCGGCGTTTGCCATAGGTTAGCCCTTGAATCTGAGTGTGAGGTTGATAGAGAACTTTGGGTGCTCTGTGTCATCTTTGCCAAGATAGACAGGCGCAGATTGTTTACAGCGAACGTCAATATATCCACTACTTGACGCACGTTGAAGCACAGGAAATATCGCCCAAGCTAAGATGCGCGTGCCGTCGGTGTCATCAGGATCGCCGCGTACGAGCACCTGAACATCGATCCACCGAAGATCGTTGTTGGTGCCAAGGTAGGGCTGTGGGGGTGCACCCCCGTATTCAGCCGCAAAAACGCACTTGTGAGGCACGATGCTATCAGGGGGTAGCTCGGCACAGGCAAAGAGGTTTGTGCCTGCTGTGAGGCCATTGCCGCCCGAAAGAAGGGCAACGACGGCGGCGGCCGGCAGGGTGGCTGGGTTGCTCATGATGTCCTCAGCACGGCGCGCCCGGCCTGGATCAGTTCATCGGGGTTAGCCTGCATCATGGCATTTTCGAGGTACTTCGGGCCCCCACCGCGCGGGTGGTTGAAGGTCAGATTTTCATGCTGTACAACGGCGTAGGGCGTATCAAACTCAATAACAGCGGTGATACTTGCTTTATCGTTGTGCATCTTGACAACGCCGCTTGCCCGTAGCGCGCCTTGGTCAATAGGGGCCCGTTGGGCGGCATCATCGCGGATAACCTCGGCTTGCTTGCGCACACCCACCGCCATGCCATCCATCATTTCACGCGTAGCAAGCGCCATCTTTTTACCAACGGCGTTGCGATTCGTGATGCGTATGGCAACGGCGATACTCATATCCGCACCTCATAATGAGAGGTGCTACCTGAAGATAATCCAGGGAGGCGTTTCACTTGGTAGATGGTGCGTGCTTCGTTGGCGTTATTGTGATTTGCACCCGGTAGCCAAACGCGATCCCCTTCAAGCGGGGTACGCGTTGTATCAAAAAACAGTTTGTGCGTTGTCTTTATGATGGTGCCATTGGGGCCATCATAGCTCTTTTCGTCAGCTTCAACGCGGGATGCAACGCTTGTAGCCGTGCCCCATGTTGCTTGACCTGTGGAGCTTCGTGCCGTCATGCTTGCGATATAAACGGTATCCGTCAATAACGCCAATAGCGGGGTAGATAACGCCATTACTGCCCCGCCTGCTCAACGGTACCCAACTGAGGCACGGTGCCAGGATAGGCATCTTGCCCCACGTAAGCCTGAGGCTGTACAGTATTCGTATCGGCTGCAAGGGTAGCGTTGGCAGAAACCGAAGTACCAAGCGCGCTAAAGCCGTTGATGCCTTGGCGCGCTTGGGCCTTCAGTCTGCGCCCCAAATCTGCGTAGTCTTTGGCCTTGCTCTTGTATTCGACGCGTGTTTCGCCGATAACAAGTGTATCCGCCTGTGTGTTCCATCCGCCTGACAGACTCTCACACGCATCTGAAGCCGCCATGTAGACGGCAACAGAATTGAGCGCGGGAAAGGGCAGGAGAAAGAACGCTATTTCTTCATCGGTGAGGGTGACAGCAGCGGCTTGGACGGTATCACGCGTAAGCAGGCGTACAGCATCGCGGCGCTCGGCAGCGGTGCTATATCCTGGGTTATTCGTGTACGTCCAAGTCATTAGGCTACCACGTCCACAACGAAGCTCTCACAGATTGCAATATCCGAGGCGCTTGCAGCGCTCCAAGTCCCGCGCAAATCCACATCCAAAGCGCCGTTTGTGGTGTAATTGGCAGGAGCAAGCACATAGCTCTTGGTGCCGTGGGTACCTGCAACGGAAATTGTCACGCTGCCTTCTGCTGCCACAGACGAGTTACCCGAAGGGGCTGCCCGGCTTGTGATTAGGAAGTCGAAGCGGGCGACATCATTTGCCACCAAAGCCGAAGCCGAGGTAGTGACAATGGCGGTTCCGCCCAAACGCAGCTTGAAAATCAGCGTATCGGCAGCGGCGTTACCGGTGACCCGCACCGCACCACGTACCCGCACCGTCGTACCCGCTTTGAGCATATTTGCAGGCAAAGTATGCGTTGCAAGCGTGGTTTCGGTGGTGGTGTTGGTGAGAGTGGTGGAAGTCGTCTTTGTATGGACGTTTCCGCCCACAATCCGAGCGTTGCCGCTCGTCACGCCGTCGGTGGTGGTGAGGCGACCGGTAAACGCTGAACTGAGGTACAGCGCAACGTGCCAATCATTGGTGCCAGAGATATTGGCGCCCTTGACCCATGCGGCTTCGCCAGGGGCAAGCGTGACAAGGGTTGTGGACCCGTCGGTCTTTTTGACTACAACATTATAGGTTGCACCAATGTTGTAGACAACAAACCACCGGCCAAAGGCATAGTTTCCCGCCACAGAGGGCAGCGTGAGATTCCGATCTGCACCGGATGCTGTCACGCGCTGAAAATGGGCGCTGTTGCTGGTCAATGAGCCATCAGCCGATAGCGTGAGGGAGTCAAGACCCCCACCCACCATCAGCAGCAACTCACCGAAGGCATATAAAGGATTACCCGGCATGAAGCCTCCTTAAGACACAACATCAGTGAGGAAGTACCCCAAGGCAGAGTCAACAACCTTGAAATCTTCGGCGTGCTTGATTTGGTACCATTGCTCTTCGGAGCGAAGATCCACGCCATTGCGGATCATCACGCCGTCAACACTGCCAGTCAAGCCGTTCCAAGTGAACATCGATCCAGCGGTGGGGTCAATGGGCGAAGGGGTGGGCGCGCGGTAGGCCAAAAGAACTTTCTTGCCAGCTGCAAAATCCATGGCGATGGTTGCGCCGGGATTGGCGGTATTGTAGGCAACCTCGCCCACCATGACCTCATCCAACTCGAAAAGTTGGGCAATTTGCTGGCGAGTAACCTCACGAATATCCTTGACATTGGTAACCGCAGTGACGCGGGCAATAATCAGAGGGTGATTCTTCAGTTTCGACCAAACTTGATAGCCCATGCCCATCACATTGGGGCGCATCCCGGTTGCTTTCAGGATTGTCTCAATACCGGTTTCAATGTCGGTAATGGGGTCAGAGGTGGGATCGTCCCACTTGGGCGATGGGGTAACATCGCCTGACCAAATACTGGTTGTGAAGAACTTTTCAACCCAAGTCAACTCGCGGCGCAGGTAAGCGGCGCGGGCTAGGGTGCGGGTTGCGGCTTGATCGCGAGCCAGCGGGATACGCCAGTTTGCAGCAAGCTCTGCGCTCATGGGGAATTCAGCCTCATACACATTGCAGAAGAAGGTGCTGCTGGTCGTTACGCCGACGCCGATCTGAGGCTTGCCTGCGGAGGGGGCCTTGATTTGGGTGGTGTTGCGCATGGAATCAGCACGACTCACCGCCGCGAAGTTTCCACCCTGAAGATCAGAGGGGTATGCGGCAAAGAGACGGTGTAAACCACCCTGTGACTGAAAGTACGCATTGCAGACATTCGGCAACAAGGGATTGATGTACACGTCCCCAGGTTGCGGATTGACCGATTTTGCAATTTGGGTGATGGAGGGGCCGCCAGGAATAATAACGCTCATAGCTGCGTTTCCTTATGCTGCGACGTGCGCAAAGAGGTTGACGTTGGCCTGCTCATTGCTTGCACCGCCAGTCAAGGCGACACCGATGGCAGAGTTCCCGGCGCTGGCCGTGACAATTTTGCCGGAAGAGTCGGTCTTAACCGAATCGCCAGCGGTTACAGTGCCACCACATACAACGGGGCAAACCCCGCTATAGATGACTTCGGCTGGTTGACCAGCCACAGAAGGCTTGTTGCCAAGAATGTAGGGCTTGGTTGATGCCGCGCCTGCAACCACAGCCTCACCGGTGCTGTTGATGCTGACAGCATAGTATTGCTTGGTGGAGAGATCGGTGTCAGCAGGCACAGAAAATGCCTGACGATTGATATGGGTAGCAGTGGTGGTCATTAGGCGCGCGCCTCATCGTAAAGGGTGGGATCAGCTTCCATGGCGGCAACCGTAGCGGCAGCCTTGGTCATGCCCTTGGCAATGTTGGCATCAATGGCCTTTTGCAGACGATCAGAGCCGCCTGTGGGTGCGCCCACACTGCCAATCCGGGCAGTCAGCGCGCCAACGGCATTGGCGCGCTTGGCCAACTCACCAATAACGCCGTTGATGCGATTGAATGCCTCAGGGCTCGCCTTCTGCACGGTGCGCAGGTCGGCGGCAAGGCTTGCGTCAACGCCTTGGGGCAGGCCCTTGGCAATATCGGCAATAGCGGCATCTTCTTGCATTTTTGCAAGCACCGCCTGTTGCTTTTCAAAGTCGGCTTGGAGCTTGGCAAAGGCAGCATCGCGCTTGGCCAACTCTTCGGCATTGGGGGTGGCTTCGTTGGCCATTGAGGCTCCTGTTTGAGAGATTGGGGCCGCCTTCAGAATCGTGACGCCTGCGGGCGGGTTATCGCCCTTATCGACGAATGAGATCTCGTTGATGTCGGTGATGATCAGTGTGTTCTTAGGGGTCGGCATGGGCATAGGCTATAGGCGTTATTGGGGTGTCTGCAAGCATGGCCCAATTTTAGCCGCCTACAGCGCCACCTTGACGCTATAGGGCGTCTATGGTAGGGTAGGGCATGGCTAAACGAACAGAACGCACCACAGTAAGGGCGACGCCCTTGAATCAGGCAATCGTCAACGCAGGGGCTGCCTGGGTGGGCTTAGACACGCCCACCTATTTTGTGACGGCGGCAATAGAGAAGGCGCGTAGAGAGCTTTCACCCACGCGCCTTCAGGAGATTGAACGCCGATTCTTAGATGGGCGTGCGGCTACCACTGCCACCGATTGAGAAGGCGGATACTTCGCCGTCTTTGATGCGTTTCCACAGTGCAGCATCATTGACCTGCACGCCCACCCACCACGCGCCATCAGGGGCGTTGCCGGGTGACCCGCCCATCTTGGCAAGCGTCTCATGGTCAATCCATGCACTTGCGATTAGGGTAGCTTGGGCGTCCTTTTCGTGCATCTCTCGGCTTTGTACCTTGCCAAAGCCTTTGTAGATGGCCTTTTTGAGACTGGCCACGTCAACCACGTCGCCGCTGTGGTCAACTACTGCGCTGCCATCGGCGTTTTTGGCTACGTATGCGTAGCCGAAGCATTGCTGCAATTCGGGATCGGTCTTGGTGATGCTGACTTCAAAGCCCACCGATTTGCCCATCTCAACGGGGGCCTCTTCGCTCCCATCAGCAGCAGCCAATACCGCCTGAATGGCGTCGTAAGCCGTTTGCAAGGTGGCACGGTTAGCAGCCGATAGCATACGCCCTGCTTTTTCGACTTCGCCGCTATCTTCGGTCATATCTTCGTTGACCCAATCTGCGCCGTCAAACTTGAAGCGCCCATAGCTGCCATCAGCAAGGCGTATCCATCCGCTACACTCACAGCACAGTTCTAACGCCAAGAAGTAGGCGCGATCATCGTTCATCCCGGCTCCCTCAGGGGCAGGGAGAGACAGGGCATTGAAGCGGGCACAGAAATCGGCCTGAAGCTCAGGCGGCATTGTCGCCACCATGGCAGGCGTCAGGTCGGCAGGGGTGCAGGGGATCGGTAAGTCCGGGGGGTCATAGGCTACATCGTAGGGGAAGCCGGTTTCGTCATAGTAGCCCTTGGCCATTTTTGCCCCACCGAAGGCAGGTGTCAGCAGGTCCGTCAGCCCAAGTGCCTTGGCGCGGCGCTTGATGTGGCGTTTGGCGCGACTAATGCGCGTCGGGCTGCCTGCACGCCCTACTGACTGCATGGCGGCTTTCAAATCATCGGCGTTCTTGATGGGAAAGCTGCCATCGGGAAGGGCCTCGCCCTTGGCCGCCATGGTGCGGCGTTGGGCGGCGGTGTAGTCTCGTTTCTGCATTATTGTGCCTTTGGGGTAGGTAGTTTTGGGAGCCCTGCGCTGTCTCTCACGTACTGCTCAAGGGCGGGGTCGGGCGTCAAGAGGCCACCCTTGATTGCGGTGCCAAGAAGGGCTGCAAGTGCGGCAAGGCTGGGTGTGTCGATAGGGCCATGGGTTAGCTTTGGGCGATATTGAGCGTCTATGCCGTTCAATTCGCATAGGACGTTGATGGCCTGCTCATTGAAACAGTCGGCAACGTCGGTACACCAACCGTTGAGCATGACCCCAAGTATCTCGGTTTGGTCGGCACTAAGGGCAAAACTGCCGCTTGCGGATTGGCCCAAGAGGAGGAACTGCACCAATAGCGCCGTTGCAATTCTTTGCTCATACATATTGGCGAGGGCGATGCCGTCTACTCTTGGGCGTTGTGCGCCTGAAAGCATGTCAACCGCCCAGCCGGTATCGCGGCCGTCTGCGTCTTTGGCAGAGGGTACGGTAATGCCTGCACGCTCGCCGCGTTGCATGGTCGCTACGGACTTATTGACGGCGTTTATTGTGGCTTGTGCTGTGGTATCACCGCCTGCGGCTGCGGTGAAGGTGTCTACGGGCACCTGTACGACGACTTGGCCCGTTGCATCATGGGTGAGCCCAATCTGCAAATCGGTTAGCGTCATCATCAAATTACGGTAATAGATATAGACGTTTCGCAGAATAGCCCGGCCTTCGGGGCTGCCTGTGGTGGGATCGGCTACGTAGTGCAGGCTCTTTGCGGCGGGTATGGTAGCTTGTTGGCCTGCTTTGGTGAGTTGGTCAAGGGCTGTGACGTGGCGGCCGTTGTCATCCCATCGCCAATCCAGGCGGGTGTCTTGACGGCAGAAGTAGAAGCCGTCCCACCCGATTCCATTGGGGCGCTCGGCGTAAACCACCTCATGCCATGACCAACCCAGCATGGGGGCGCTCAGCATCTCTGCAAGCACTTGGCCCCATGATACCTTCATAGTTGACCATTCGCTGCGTACAAGGTCGGCTGCGGCAAGGGCTTTGAGATCGTCGCTACCCGGCGCAATTTCCCACCTGCATTGCTGACACAGGGCAGTGATGAGGCGCTGTGTAACGCCTATCAGCCCGTGGTTGTCAAGCATCTCCCTAAACTTACGGTCTGCCTGCGTGCCCTGTAACTCACGATGCGACTCGTCCGATCCAGGGTACGAACGGTTGCCATAGACGGGGTAACCGGAGAAGCCTACGCGGGCGAGATTGGCGGGTACATCAGGCATGGGGATAGGCTACACCGATTGGGTGGTATCGTCAAGATCAGCGGTTTTGTGACTCAAAGGCGGCTGCGGTGAGGGTGGGGCTGCGGCTTGCCAGGCGCACGCATCCTTCAAGGGCATCCGGCCCGTCGTCGGTTTCATTCGGCAGCCCCTGCCAACCGGTCAACTGTGAGCGTAGCTCTTTATGTGAGCCGTTGGCGTCCCAACGAAGCTGCCCAAACTCACACAGTGGCGAAAGCCGCTTGATACGCTGCACTTTTGAGACGCCCCCCGAACTTTGTAGGCGCGGCGTTGCATGGGGGGGGAGCTTGCGGGCAGCTACTTCTGCGGCGAAGATGGGTAGCAATAGCTCTTGTGCGCCTTCGTCTTCGGTGGCGTGGGTGTCGGGCTGAAAGCGTTGCCACAGGTCAAGGTAGTCAGTGACAAGCTTTTGTGGGCGTCTGCGCTGGATGTCTGCATGAATGACCCACCACACATTAGCAGCGGGCTCATGGTCAATGATGACAATGGCGCTATAGTCGCTTTTCGTGGTGCGTCCCAACGACGGGTCAACGTACATGTACCGCTTTAGACGCCGCTTGTCAGGCGTTTGTGCAGGGGCGGGTAGTGTCCACTTCGCGATCCATGCGGGCTCAAAGTGTCTCACGCCCCCACCTTGCGGGTCAAGCAGGTATTCTTGGGCGAATGCGCGCGAACCAAGTAAAGAGCGCCTTGCTTCAAGCTTTTCGGGGGTCCATATACCGGGGCATAGCAGTGCCCCGTTCTTGGGGTGCATGGCGGGTAGGCACGCGCTTACAATACCGGGCCATTCTGACGTTAGGGGGCGCGTGATGGCGTTGCCGCAAACCTCGGTAATAAGGTCTTTATCGTTGAATGGCGTTCCAAACATGGCTATGCGTGCATTGGGCGCGCCGCACGGGATAAACGATTTCTTTATGAACAGCTTTACATTACCCGTTGTCTCCTCATTATCGGCCTCCCCCTCTTTCATGGGGTCATCGACAATGAGGAAATCGGGGCGTTGGTTGCCCTGTGTCAGCCCGCGAACGTCGCCACGGCCCCCCGTCATGCCACGCACAGACAGGCGACAGGGGTGCTCCCAATCACCGATGTAAATCAGCTTATCGGCTACGTTCCATAGCTGGCGTTCTTTGGTCTTTTTGCTTGGGTGCAGATAGCCGGGTTGTATCCAAAAATCACGCAATAGCAGCGGGTTCCCCTCACTATCTTTCGTCAAGGGCGAACCCACACCCGTTACAATATCGCCGATGTCACGGCTAAACTGCTTGTAAAGCGTGCCGTTGGTGAGGATCGCCGCATACCGACTTCCCCACCCATCGCCATAAAAGCTAAGCAAAAACGCCCGGATCACGGCGGCTTTCATAATCATAGACTTGCCATGACCGCGCGCCATCTCCAACGCTGCCCCAAGGTGCTCACCGCTGAATACGCCACGATCAATCGTCTGACAGGCGTACCGCTGTCCTGCCGAAAGACGCAGCGGGTTGCCGCTGTCATCGGTGAAATAAACCTCAATGAACCCAGCCAAAGTGGCAAGGGCTACAATGGGGCGCTCACTGTCAATCGACATTTGCGGGTGCTGCTGTGGTGGGATCGTAGCCGTCTTCAGGCAGGGCTATGCCACGCTTGGCAAGGTAGGCGCGGGCGATGGACTCAATTTCACTCTCGCTCAATGCACGTTCGACCTTCGGTTCAGACGCAGCAATCTCTGCGGCCAACTTCTCCGCATACCCCTCTTGAAACCGTGGCGACGTGAAACCCAACAACCAAGCTGCATTTTGGGCGCACTTGACGTTAGCGCGCAGTGTACGCCCCTTTTGCACGACGTTGCCTGCGGTGTCTTTCACATCGGGCGTGGTGCTGATAATGTTCTCGTCTCCAAGGGCGTGCTGCATCAATACCGACTCAGCGCGATCCGTGCCAAGCATAACAGCTTTACACAGTTCCACGGCTGCTTTTTCACGGTCGGTTAACTCTTCGCCCTTCTCATGCTTGGCAAGTGCAGCATAGCCATCAGAGACGCCACGGTACACGGCTTTGTCGCTTACAACCGCCACAAGCCGCACGGCTGCGGGTTGGGTGAATCGCCCGCTGCCTATCGCGGTGCGGATCTTCTCAAAGTCTGCGGCGGTTAGCTTGGAGTACCACGGCGCGGGGCCCGTGGTTTTGCCCTTGAAAGGGAAGCTAAGGTCTTGGGTCATTTTTCGTCCGTATGGAGCGGTAGGGTTGGACTCACACCACCTGATTCTGACTGGACATCAAAATTCTCTTGCGAGCTACCGCGTGTCATACCTCGATACATCCTGCACTCGGATGGTATCTTGTCGAACGGTATCACGGGGGCCGTTAGTCTGCAACGCCATGTGGGGTCTAAAAAGTAGACGTATCGGAATTGGTAGCCGGGGACGGGTTTGGCTCCTATCCTTTTGAAGAAATCCGATTTTGGCTCATTGGCCCCCATGCCCCATTTTGCCTTTATCGATCTTTCGCCCGCATTGGGTGAAAACCCAGCCGAAAACACAATATCTGCGGCTATAGAACCGTCAGGCATACGAATCATGCTCTTGTTTTGGCGTATCTGGGTTAGTAAGAACCCGCTTGCCCTATAGATAGTGCCGTCCCCACATAGGGTTGCATCTGCGAAGCTCACTATCCATTTTAGCTGTGGCTTATGCTTTTTCAGTAGTCGAAACGCCACAGATAGGGCGCGGCTCTCACTATTTCTTGGTAATCTTTCGCTGAACGCCATCCGGTTAAGTTCACACATACCTTCCCAGGATGTACCCTCAACCAATGGGAGCATCTTGCGACGATCTATTGGCGGTCCAAATTGTATGGCTCCCTCCAGTTCGCCACCATAAAAAACACCTATATGAAGCTGTGATCTTGGGTCAACTTTCCCAGAATAGTGCTCACGCTGTACTATTCTTTTGGCATCTTGCGATGGTATTGGGCGAAGCACTATGTCTTTCGCGCTCATGACCCACCCACGAAAAATTCAGCGATCCGGGCTAAGGCGTTCCCGTTGCTGTTTTCGTTGCCTGTATCCACGAAGTCACCCATAGCCTTAGCCTTCTCTATGGCGTTCTTGATTGTGGCTACTTGGTCATCATGTAGGGTAAACGTCATCTGTTGGATAGGCTGCCTGTCAGTATCGGGCAAGCCGTCCATAGCCCTTGACCAATCATCTTCCGATGGTAGGGCGGGGGGATTCAGCAATAACGCCAAATCCTCATCACTCTTGAACAACCCACTCATATCAAACCCATTGTCCTGCAACTCCGTCAGAATCGTCGTTACAGGCAACGGATCGTCAACGCTTGCCTCAGTTGACCAATTATCGACAAGCCCATACTCTTCGGCGGCAAGCTGGCTATCAAAGTGGCGGGGGCGTACGGGGATCAGCCAAGGCGTGCCACCGTCAACCCCTTGCGGGGGATGGGCGGGATCGCCTTCGTACATGCGCTGCAAGGCGGTCGTGATGCCGTTGCCTGCGATGATCCGCCCCTCAGTTTGGCCGGGCCATGTGGCCAAGACGGGCAGGCGTGCAAGGCCAAATTGGCGTAGGGATGCGCATAGTTGGGCGATATTGCTGTCAGGGTGCAAGCGGGGATTGCGTTCCCAACGGTGCAGATCCGTGACGGGGATCATGCTCACATGCGCCATTGTACCTCCAATTCGCCACCTTGGGCGCAGCTAATCGTCAACGTCTCACCGGTCAACCAACCCCAAACATACCCGCCGTCAAGGGTGGCAGCGTCGAGGGTGCCGAGGCGGGGCAGGGTGAGGGTTTGCCCTGCGGGGCACGGTAGGGCGATGGCGGGCAGGGGGCCTGTGTCGCTGTCAGAGATGGGGGTAGTGCAGGCGAGTAGAAGGACAAGCATGGCGTTATTGTACTCTTGGTTCGTGGGGGCGGCAAGGTCAGTCAAGCTCACGGGCATCGTAGATTGACCGTTCAATGATTTTGACGTCGCTGTTTGGGAGGTATCCGACTGAATTGTTATCACAGTCAAACACCGTCACCATGTCGGGCTCAATTTCGATGCGGTCAACCTCAAAGACGGGGCCTTCACCTACGATCAGATCCCCGACGATCAGTTTTCTTGCGGCGACGTATTGCTTGCATAGCAGGCCAACAAGGTCGCTTATGTCTTGGTTGTTCAGTCCTAATCGCATGGTTTTGCCTTTGTGGTAAGGGCTGTCAGCAGGTCGGCAGGGCCTCTCAATGGCAAGCCCAATTGTGCGAATTCATCGTAGGGCACAGACTTTGTGCCTTGCATCAGCAGGTTTCGCCACACTTGCCACGGGATAAGGCGCTGAATTACATGCTCCTTGCGGGCGACAGTCAGCAGAGAACCTTGCTTTTTGGGGGTAGATGCGGGCACCTCCAAGCGGGCGGCGATCCAACCTTGGCCGCCGTGGTGCTCCCAACGGGTGAGGGCATCGGCCTGGGCAGGTTTGACGCTGTGGCCAAGGCTTTTATCCTCAGGGTGGGGGACAAGATGGCCAAGGTCGAAAGAGACGGCCCCCTCTTTCTTGCATTCGATAAGGTGGCACTTACCGGCCAATAACGCCGTATAGTCAGGTGTCCCGCCTGATACTTTGATTTTGCCCTGCATCTTTGGCTCGTTGCGGAACCAAGCGAGGGGGAG